ACAGTATTTATGGGAATGAATTAGTATGGCTGTATTCAAGGCATTCAAACCAGAAGCGATGAACAAAATCGCCAAGAGCATGGGCTATACAGGCAACATGGGCGAGTTCCAGAACTACATTGAACAAGACCCTGCACGTCAGGCACGTATGGAGCAGTTTAAAAATGCTGCTGTGCAGATGGCAAAGGGTGGTGTAGTGAAGATGCAGACGGGTGGTACAATAGGTAGGTCTAGTCCCGGTGAACCCGGTGCCACTGGTGGGCCATTGATGGGGCCAGTGCAAGATGGCATGTATCGTGGGCCGGGTTCGGTTGGCCCAAGACCTGACTTATTTGGTGCAGGGCCGGGGGCATTTCCCTTACCCGGTACACCTGAATATGCAGAACAACAACGTATACAAAATTCTCCTGAATATCAAAGGCGGTCAAAAGCTGCAGCAGATGCTGAACGTGCTATGATGCAAACACAAACACCTGCTGCACAAGCACAGCCTGATAGTGTACAACAAGCTACTATTCAACGTATGTTTCAGCCGGGTGTACCTACAGGTGGTGTAACTGTAGCTGCGACAACTCCATCAGAAGCTGGTCAGTATGTTGATCCTCGTGCTGGTATGGTTACAGGTGCAGTTTCTGTGCCTACAGCTATGGCTACAACCACTACAGCAGCACCTGTGCAGGAACAACAGGCTGCTCAGATGCAAGCCGCACAAGCCGCACCAGCGGTTGATGCTGCACTTCAGGCTACCCAAGCAGCACAAGGTACTGTAGACCCCCGTGCGCAGGTCACAGCGGCCCAGCAAACAGCATCCAGTGTAGGTAACTTGACAGAAGCGCAAGGAAATGCTACACTAATAGATAATCCTGTACAGCGAAACATCCAAGATGGTGAACTTATCACTGGTTCTGCTGATGCGCAGACTGCTGCTACTTTTACAGAGCAGGTACAGGCAGCAGAAGCTACACCATCTGCACAGGCTACTGTACAGGGTCAGCTTGCACAGCTTACTGCTAACTTCGATGCTACAAACCCACCTGCATGGGCTGCTGGCGCACTTCGTAATGCAACACAACAAATGGCAGCACGGGGTCTTGGTGCCAGTAGCATTGCTGGTCAGGCAATTGTACAGGCCACTATTGAAGCTGCACTTCCTATCGCACAAGCAGATGCTGCTGTAACAGCACAGTTTGAGGCGCAGAACCTTTCCAATCGCCAGCAACGTGCCATGCTTGCTGCACAGCAACGTGCGCAGTTTATTGGCCAAGAGTTTGACCAGTCATTCCAAGCACGTGTACAAAACTCTGCTCGTATTGGTGATATTGCCAATATGAACTTTACTGCAGAGCAGCAAGTACAGCTTGAGAACAGCCGTGCTGCTAACACGATGAACCTGAACAACTTGTCTAACCGTCAAGCTATGGTCATGGCAGAAGCATCTGCACTTGCACAGATGGATGCTGCTAATCTTAATAACCGGCAGCAGTCTGCTGTACAAAATGCACAGTCATTTTTGCAGATGGACATGGCTAACCTGTCTAATCAACAGCAGACAGAGTTGTTTAAGTCACAGCAGACTATACAGTCGTTGTTTACAGATCAAGCTGCTACCAATGCAGCAAGCCAGTTTAATGCTACCAGTCAAAATCAGGTTGACCAATTCTTTGCCAATCTTGCATCACAGACATCACAGTTTAATGCTGCACAATCTAATGCACAGGCGCAGTTCAATGCCGGTCAGGCAAATACAATTGAACGCTTCAATGCTGAAATGAACAATCAGCGTGACCAGTTTAACGCACAGAACCAAGTTGTTATTGCACAGTCGAATGCACAGTGGCGTAGGCAGATTGCTACAGCGGATACTGCGGCAGTCAACCGTGCAAATGAATTGAATGCGGCTGCAGTGCTAGACATTAGTAACACCGCTTACAACAATTTGTGGCAATACTATGCTGATAGCATGGAACATGCTTGGGAAGCTGCTGACAGTGAACTTGACCGATTGAACAATCTGGCTGTAGCCCAGCTTAGTGCTGATGCAACTAAAGAGGCACAGAAGATGGCAAGCAGTTCTGCTGCTGGTTCTGCCCTTGGCGGTCTGCTTGGCACCCTTGGTAGTGCTTTCATCGAGTTTGGATAAGAGATAATGCTTACTAATCCCACACCAATGATACATCAAAATATTCGACGGGCTATGGAAAAGCTAGTTGACGAAAAACCTGTGGAAGAAAAGGGTGGTCTGCTTGGCCCTAAAAAGCCAATGACACAAAAGCAAGACGACAATGATATGCTTAGTCCTACAAAACGTGTGGCCATGTACATGAAAACAATCCAACAAAAACGTGAGGAAGTGAAGAATGGCTGAACTTGATGCTGTACCATTCGATGCCGCTATTCCCGGTCAGTCACTTACGGCTGAACTAGGCTCTCGCCCGTGGCAGCAACCAGCGCAGTATACTACTGTAGAAGAAGCACTGGACTACTACCTGCCTCGTCTGCAGTCAGAAGAAGTATCTGCACAGCTTCTGGATGTTATGGAGATGGGTATTCCTGTCACTACCATTGCAAACACAATGCAGCTTGGCAGTGTGATGGAAGGCAAGCACAGCGTTGATGTGGGTATGCTTATCCTGCCTGTTCTTGTCGAACTAATTATGATGATCGGAGATACTGCCGGTATCAAATATACTACTGGCCTTGAAAAAGACAAAGTGACGCGCAGTTCCCTTGTTGATCTTGCTGTAGAAAAATTCAAAGAAAAGGATGCAGAGGAAGAAGTTTCTGATCCTTCTAAAGCCCAACCCGTTATTGATAGCATGAAAAAAGCTGCTGAAGAACGTGTCGGCGGTCTGATGTCCAGAGGTTCTTAACATGTCGTTTCTCAATCTAGGATCATTTGGTGAAGGTTTTGTAACCGGTTTTGCTACAGAGGCTAACAAGGCTCTGAAAGATAGCATCAACCGCATCAACACTCGCGTGGATAAGCTGAAAGACTTTCAGGTACAACGCGCAATCAAAGATCAAGATAAGCGTCGTGCTGAAATTGAAGAAAACAGAGAAGCACTGGAACGTGCGTATGCCGTATTGGGTGGTGACGCCAACGCAGAAAGAGCCATTGCCTATGCAGGTGGTCTACTCAAAGAACGTGGTAGCGTAGAAGCGTTTAATCAACGAATTGACGAACTACAGACTGCCAAAGATAACGGCTTTGATATCATGACGTACTTTGATCGGGCTAGTTTCGATGCTCCTGCAGGTACGCTGGATGACTATGCTATTGCCGCTGCTGGTGCGCCACAAACATTTGCTACGGACTATCGTATTCCCGAAGGAATGGACACAGGTACAGGCCGCACACTTGTTGGCACAATACTTGGTAAAGACATTGACATTACCGGTCGCGCCATGCAAGAGGCAGGTGAAGAAATTCGTGCATTGTATGGTGCTGATGTAACTACGCTTGCCCAGCTTCCGACAATTACATTCAAGGCTGAAGAGTTTTCTCTCCGCGATAAATCTCCTTCAGAACGATTGGATTACGCAACTAAAAAACTTGCTTTGGCAAATGTACAGGGAGACCCGGTTCTCTTAGAAAAGTACACTAAAATGCGTGATGAGCAAGAACAGGCGGTATTGAATACTAAAGATGAAGAAGACATGAAAGCTGTGTTAGAAGAGCAGCTTAAACGGTTTCCTGCCGGTTCAGATAAAGCTAAAGATATACAAACTCAACTAAAAGCTGTAAATCGTAGTATAAAAATAAAAGCTGCAGAAACCTCTGATGATGCTTTTGCTGGTATCGACCTAGAAATAGAGTTTGCCCTCAACGATATGATGGATGCGTATGAGAAAACTGGAACTATTGATAGAACAGAAGTAGATAAACTAGAAAAACGTAAGCTAGAATTGACAGGTAAGCCGGGTAAAACAGTCGGAGAAGAAATTGCTGAAGAGAGGGAAGAATTAAATCGTCAAGTAGACAGGAAACTTATTACACCGGAACAGTTTGCTGCAAAGGTAGCTATTCTTAATCAAAGAGCAGCAATTATAGAAAAGAACAAACCTAAAGGTGCTACCTCAGCAGCAAAGATGAACTCTTGGTCTAGTATTTTTGTACGAGCCATAGAAACAGAAGAAAAAAATGTCTTGCAGGGGTTCGACCAAACAGAAAGAGACGCCCATGCCCGTATTTCTGACCTAATCAAAGGCGGTGGTGCAGGACAAGAAGCCCGACTTCGTAGTTCAGAAGAAGAAGCTGATGCGATGGCTATATATGACCGCATTGAAGCAGCAAAAAGAAACGTATCGAAAAAGGTAGTAGAAGATCAACTTTCTGTTCTTGATCCTGCGTTGGATGTTGAAGCATTTTTGGCTGCTGTGCCATTCGGTGTCGCCCCCGTTGCCTCCACAGACAGCCCTGCCCCTGCTGCTTCTGCACAGACTGCTGCTGCATTGGGTGGTGAGACACCTGCTGCAGCAGAGGCGGATACTACAGCAGACAGAACATCACAGGTTCGTGCTGCATATTCAGACGATGCAGCTGGTGCAACTAAAATGGTTAATGATTTACTTCGGAACGGAATTTCTATTCAGGCTGCGCTAGATGACGCAAAAGCAAAAGGATATAAAAATCCTGAATTTATCTCTGTACTTGAAGCTGAATTAGGCACGGATTCTGCCGTAGCAAAAATGGCTATTGAAGATACTGCCATAGAAGGTGAACCAGATCGCCAAACTACATACGCTAATACTCAACAGGTGGCTGCACTTGAAGCTATTAGAAATATGCCGATTTTGCAAAAGGGTTCGCAGAGATTAAAAATTCGTGAGGTAAGTTCAAAACTTGATATTTCCGAAGACGAAGCCAAAACTCTTATCGAAAGTTTAGACACTGTTGCTTACTCTCCGCAGGATGAAATTAAGATAGCTAAAGATATTGTAGATTCTGTTATGGGTACGGCCTATAGAGAAACAAGAGAGATAGCTAAACAGCTTAATATTCCTATGGATGCTGCACGACGTTTACACAAGAGGGTAACGGATAATAGTAAGGCTACTGGCGGCTTGATGTCAAGGAAATAACTATGGGTGTACTAGATCAACTTGTTGCAGATGACGAGGATGAAAAAACCGTATCTGCTATACCGGCACCTGAAGCTATATCAGCAGTACCGCCAAAATCTATGAGTGTTCTTGACCAGCTTGTTACAGCCCAAGAAGAACAGGAAGAAGAGCCGGAAGAGATTAACGAAGCCGCAGCTATCACTGCACAGAAAAATATCGAAGATAATTCTGCTGTACGTGAGGCCGCAGTACGTTTTGTACAAGACCGTTTGGGGATGACCAACATCACAGACCCAGATGTGGCTATGGAAGAGTACATTGAACACTTCCGTTCTTTCAACGTCAACGAGATTACCGCAGGTGGTGACTATCGGTATGTGTCCGCTGCAGCAGCAGATGCAACAGAAACACCAGAACTAACACAAGAAACTCGTGAGAAAGCTGCACAGCGTCTTAGTGACTACCGTCTTCTGTATCAGACATTTAATGAGATGCCAGCGTTTGCTGATGGTTTTCTTACTGCTACAGCAGACTATGCAGAGGGTATTCTCACAGCCCCGTCAACATACATTGGTCTTCTGCTACCCGGTGCGGGTAAGGCGGGTGGAATCGCCGCACAGACAGGTGCGAAGGTTGCTGTAAATCGCACACTGATGCAATCCCTCAAAACCCCAATCACTACACTGGCTACAAAAGCCGCCGCAAATCCTGTGAAAACTACCGTCATTGCTGAAGGCATTGGTGGGTCATTACAAAATGTTGCAGCGCAAAATACAGAGATTACTGCAGACCTGCGCGATGACTATAACCCCGGTGAAACCGCCTTGGCCTTCGGACTGAGTGCGGCTCTTCCTGCTGCTGGTGTAGTTTATGCTGGTAAAGGCGGCGTTAAAAAGTATATCGAAAAGGATACACCTGATCTCGTGGCTAAAGTTCTTGAGCAAGAAGAAGAAGCTACCATTGAAGCTGCAAAGACGCTAACAAAAAATAAGAAAAACAAAAAACTTGCAAAGCAGGTGAAAGACAGCTTGCCTAGCCTTCGTGCGCTTGACGAGAACGAAGTGGCTAAAGGCAAGATTGTACGCGATACCATGCAAGAGGGTAAGGACTTAGAGCCAGACTTCAATATGTCCATGACACCGGAAAAAACACTGCGTGTCTATGCTGGCATGGTAGAACTTGCTGCAGAGGCGGGTCTGGAAAAGGCACCAGAGGAACGCATTACAGAGTTTGTAGCACGTGCCTTTGAAGAGGTAGCCAAGAAAGACCCTGAAAAAGCAGAGAAGCTGTATGGCAGTATTTTGGAGAAGTACAAGCTGACGCATGGAGACTTCGGTGCGTTTGTAATGGCGGATGCATCTGATTGGGGTAGACGTGGCGCAGCAATGGCACAGGCCAAGCGACTGCAAGTGCGGTTGAATAATGCCGCTGCCAATAAGATATTTGGCCTTGACGAAGAAGCACTGAAGAAAATAAAGGAACTTGAAGAGGCTGTAAATGACGGTGATGTCCGCCTTGCACTAACTAAATCAGACGCCGTTGACAATAAAGCAGAAGTAGATGGTCTGTTCAGAAAACTGGATACAGTTCGTCTGGCTGCTATGACCTCACAGACAGCAACAACAATCCGTAACGGCGTCGGTGGATTTGGACGTGCCGGTATTGATGGTGTAACAAAGCTGGTTGATCGTGGTATTGCGTCGGGTCTCAAAACTGTAGGCTTTGGTAAAGGCAAAAAAGGTTTTAACTTTGATGATCCTAACTCAGATTCCATGTCAATAATCTACGGCATGATGAATACCAAGGAATCAAGTGCTATCAAAGAAATATTTCAGATGGGCTTCGATCAAAAGGCCGAAGCACTATATCGTCAGCTTCGGGATATCGACGGTAAAACCGGAAAGAAAAAGGGTATGAATACGTCCAGAGCAATAGCAATGGAACTCAATGCCCTCAACCAGCTTACAGATAACTTTTTTAAGCAAGCAGCATTTTCTGGCTCTCTCAAACGGCAGCTTAATGAGCAGTTTCAGAAGAGATTATCTGAAGGTAAAGACGTAACAGCAAAAGACTTCAATCTTCTGAACATCATTGAAGATGGTAAGTTTCAGACTGTGTTTGGTGACAAGCGCGGTCAAGAGATGCTGGATAAAGCGATTAAAGATTCGCTGTACTTCACATATCAGGCAACGCCAAACACTACAGCAGGTAAAGCCTTTGTGAGTGCCATTCACTCTGCTCCCTTCTTGACTACTTCCCTAGTGCCTTTCCCCCGCTTTATTATGAACGCATTGCGTTTTACGTATGAGTATTCACCTGCATACATTTTTCAAGGTGCTGCACGTTCTTTTGCAAAAGATGCAGACAACTATGAAGAGATTGCAAAGTCCCTTATAGGTACAGGTATACTTGCTGGTGCTGTCGCGTTTAGAGGCAGTGAAAACGCAGGAGAGAATTGGTACGAGTACAAAATGGATGATGGACGTACATTCGACATGCGTCCTTTCTTTCCCGCTGCACCATACCTATTCTTCGCAGACCTGTACGTAAAAGCCAAGAATGGTGATCCTGTCATTGGCGATAGACGATTTATTGCTGATGCAATCCAAGCACTAACAGGTACACAGATGAGGGCAGGTTTTGGTGCTTATGCCATTGACGGTGCTATTCGTGACTTGTTGCGGGACGATCAAGATGCTTTTCAAAAAGCGGGTAAAATTACAGGAAATTATATTTCTAATCTGTTTAGTACATATACAATCCCACTGACTGCCGGACAGGATATTGCAAACACATGGCTATCTCCTGACGATGAGGTGATTGCACGTCAAACTGACTCATCCAATTTGTTTGACTTGATTGTAACCAAGTCCACTGCACGTATTCCTATGAACTACGCGCTACAAAAAAACATTCAGGAGTTTACCAGTCAAAGTTCGTGGCTTCCTCAGTACACTGCCCCGGAAGCGTACCAACCGGGTACAAGAGACGCACCTATTCGTAGGCAAATTCCTATAACACGTCAAGTAGCTGGTATTCTCTTGCGGGATAGGCGTAATTTTCTTGAAAACGAGATGGCTAGGTTAAAAATATCGCCTAGAAGACTTGTATCAAAAACTGGTGTACCAGAGGCAGATACACTTATCGGTAATCTTATAGGTGAATATGCTGTGGAGTACATAGTGCCTATCTTGCAGAATAGCGAAGAGTACAAAAGTCTCGACGGAGTTAGGCAAGCTGAATTTGTGATTGATCTAATTGATGACTATAAATCTCAAATTATGAAACTTGCTAGACATCGTTCTAGATATGCTGGCGTAGAAAAATACGGCTTTGATGCGATGGGCAAAAGCGAGTTTAATAAAATTAAATCCACGTATCAGAATAAGGCATATGAGGAATATCATAAGGTATATGGAAAACCCGAAGAAGGTGAACACTACAACTATTCTATATTGACTGATATGGCAAAGGGATGGGAAAAAATAGGAGTCAGATAACAAAAAAGGGGCCGCAAAGCCCCCTCTCTTTTTGTGTCACTTACTAGCGATTATCCCCGCTGCCAGATAGCGTACCACGTTTCTTGCGGTCAGCCAGTTTCTGTAAGTTCTTCTCCATGATGTGACCAAGGTCCATCTCCATTTCTTTAGCTAGTACGGCGCAGTACCATAGCACATCCCCTATCTCGTAACCGATTTCAATACGCTTGGCAAGGTATTCATCCTGTGCTGCGCCATCACGAATGAACTTCTTTACCTTGTTAGCAATCTCACCAGCCTCACCCGTAAGGCCAAGAGTAAGATACTCCATAGCCTTGTTCTTGGGGAAGATGGCAGTCTCACATGCCTTCTCTTGATACAATGTTGCTGAAATGTCACTCACACGCTTCTCCTTCATCCACTGTTTAGCTTCGTTTTCTAGGTCCATTCTGTTTCTCCAAATTCTTAAAGTAAGCGGCCTCCCATCCGCGTTGCCACTCCCGGTAAGGAGTGGTTCCTTTTTTCAAGGGGTTTGCTACTTGATGCCAGCGCATACCATACTTGACGGTATCACGCTTATCAACATGAGAGAAGGCTTTGTAGCCGGAGTTAAAGTTATCAGCTAGACTCTTGTTCATTTTCCAACTCCTTACTCAGTTCATTCATTGCGTGTACGTTGAAGATGTTGATTGCCTTCACCCTATCAATCTTGAACCACTCACCTCGACGTTCCTCTGAAAAATGATCGAATGCTCTGTGCATCTCGCGTTCCTTAGTGTGTCGGTTGTGCGTAGCCAAGGTAGCAATGATTTCGTAGTCACGAAACGGAGAAGACGTTTGGTATCCATTCAATCTGTCTTCTGCCATACTTGCCTTACCCACCTTTACCCAGTCAGGCCAAGCATCATTTGTGATGATGTAGACATCACCCATCTTTGTGCTTTCGATTTTTTCGTGTGACCACGCGTCATCAAGCGACTTGAAGTTCCCCGGCTTGTGCAGAGGGTGGCTCTTTGGAACGTACTTTCCGTTAACAAACATGCGTGTGATGTTCTTCTTCGCATGTGATTCAACACGTTCTCGTTTGCCGTTGGGACGAATGTACCACCATTCGCCGTCCTCAAACTTTGGTTCTTGTCTAGTGTAAGTTTGTGCATCCATGTTACTTCTCCTCTGTTTGTTTTTCCATCCATTTGCGAAGTCCGCGCAGTTCTAGCCATAAACCCATCACGACTACCCAAACTGCGACTAATACTATTACGTCATCCGGCATCGTCTTTCTCCTTCTGCTGTTTCAGTTTAATCCATTCACTGTAACATGGGTGATAGCGGGGAGGGTTGTATTGCACCCATCCCTCACCACGTTTCCATGCTGACTTCTCTTCCTTCTTACTCATTGAAGTAATTGTTCAAGATGTCAAGCCTATCTTCGTGTGCTGCAATCTTGTCCAACTCCCCCTGCATAGCTTCCATAATGTCGGAATGTTCTCCTATCCCTGCTGGATTACGTAGATAACATTCAATGTTGGCAACATGCAGTGCCACGTTTGCTTGTGCATGTTTACGTAGTACCTCTATCATCTGTTCTCTCATCTGTCAACTCCCTTCTTTTGCCTGTTAAATATTGTGGTGTCTTCTTTTCTTTAAAGAACCTACCAAATATTTTGTACAGCAGACTCTCTATGTCTTTCATTGTTTACGCCCTCTAAACCTGTGCTTGAAGAATACAACAATATTGATTGTGGTGTTGACAGTGATGGCAAATAACAACCACCACTGCCACCAGTTAGGCATGTCTGCTCCTTCAATCATGCTGCGTTCAAGTCCACTACCTCACAGACACCAGCAGTACAGGCCAACTCACGTCCACCGGATGTAGTGTCTTCCTTCTCAAACTCTTGTAGCATATTCCAATTAACACTCTTAGGCATCTGTGTCAAGAGTTCTCTGTACGTATCCTCATCAATATCCTGATAAGGTGCTTGCTTGTATGTATGCTCACTGAATGGCAGGAAGCTGATGCCTGACACCTCATCAAAGTGTTCGTACACCCACGAGCCTACAGCCATCCACTCATTCTCTTTGACAGAGATAGTGACAGACGGCTTATGCTCACACCAGTGACGCTGATACATCAGCCACAGTTCAAGCTGCTCAATGGCTGTCATGTCAAAGCGTGTGACAGCACTCGATGGCGACTTCATCGGAAAGCTGAACACTGTAGTGCTGTCAGGCTTCATCACATCCGGCTCTGCTGGAATACCTTCCGACACAAGGAACTGCGTGATTGGGTCTTTGTTGTCGCCACGTACTGTCCGAATGTAGTATGGATTGTGACGAGCATGGATGCCTGACGCACTATCCACAAGCTGTGACACTGTACCACTGGGCTTCACACAGGTGATGGCTGCTGACTGCGGGATATCAAGCTGCTGTGACAATGATTCGTTAGTCACGATAGCCTGTTCCTTGAGTGCATTCAGCGTAGCACCAATGTTCGTGCCAAGGTGTGCTGACTTACCAGACATCATGGCATTGTCCATGATACCGGTGAGTGACACACCAAGCAGACGTTCTTCCTCCGTGTTCTTCTTCCATATGTTACGCAGATACTTGAAGTCAGTCAGAGTAGACTGGAATGTACCAAGGATGGTGGCAAGGCGAACCTTGTCCGTAAGTGTCTGCTGCGTGTCAGATGCACGGACAACAACCTCAGACAGATTGCAGAACTGGTATGGACGCAAGATAATTTCACTGCAAGGGTTGCATCCGAAATCTTGTTCTGCATCACGCCTACCATTCAGTGCTGCTTGCTTCTGTGCTGCCTGCCGGTTGAACACACCACGTTCACCTGACTTGCTCTCGTACAGGGACACCCACTCACGCATGAATGTACCCATCTCAGGCTTGCCCTTGTAGGCAACACTGTTGTTAGCAAGCGCACGTTGGCCTTCATTCTCCCACCACATACCTGACTTGGCATGTGCCATCTGGTCATCATTCAAGTTGGACAGGCTGATGAGTGCGCTACGACGCACACCGCCTACGACTACAACCTCACCAATCTTACACATGATGTCGTGACACTCAATGGGGAACAGGCGACGACCTGCTGCACCCTTGAACTTCTCCACGAGGAACTCAAACAGTTCCTCCAGTGGGGCTGGGCCACTTGCTCTACCACCAAAGGTCTTGAGACGTGCGCCAGCAGGACGAACCTCTGACGTATCCCATTGGGGTATCTGTCCTGCGTAGAGGAGAGAGATTAGTTCACGCAGGGACTTGGCCCAGCCCGGACGAGAGTCGCCAACCTTGATGACCGTATCGCTAGGGTGCATGTCTTCGTTGACGACGGGCAGCTTCTCAATGTGATGGCGTTCCACAGAGAAGCCTACACCAGTGCCACACATGAGGATATACATAGTCTCGTCAAAGGCACGAGGGTTATCCACAGGTACATAGGAGCAGTTGTAACCGCCGACATGACATCTGTCGAGTGCGGGACCGGAGGTCATCAATGCTCTCATGCTTGGCATGATGTCTTGGTTAAGCACAGCCTCTTCAAGTTCATTGCGAAGTTCGTCCGCTAGGACATACTTGTGCTTGGACTTGAGATGCTTTGCCATGTAATCAAAGTATCGTGCGACTGTCTCACCCCATGTCTCACGACGCTGTTCATCCTCTTTCCACCGGGCGTACCGGGAAAGGGCGATAAAGTTTTGGTAGTCTGTTGGTAGATAATTGTTCATAGTTCTCACTCCGTTAATGTTTTCATGTTTCGGATTTCGGCCCCGTCTATATCGTAGAAATATTCTCGTATGCCGTCTTCCAGTTCTGTACCCACGTCTTCGTCTGCAGGTACAGGGTATTCTTCAGGATCAACGTCCACTGTGATGTAAATTTTAACTCTCATCGTAGTAGCCTTCTACCTCCTCAATCAACTTGGTCAGGTACCACTGCGCTTTCTTGAGGTCTTCTGTGCCATTCTTGTAGCGGTAACGCCAGAGGTATTTCATAATGTTGCCTTGTAGGTAATGTTCGTAGCCGTCACCCGTGGCAGCGGCAATAGCATCAATACATTCGATGCCAGCCTTGTTGTAGTGAGGTGGGCTGTTCACCATATCTAGTTTGGCTGCAATTCGATCAGCAGTGTTCGTGATCTCTTCTCTCATTCTCTCTTTCATGTAATCTTCGTGTCTCATGCTGAACCTCCTGTCTTGCTGTTGAATGTGAGATGGACGACATTGCCATCATACTCTTTTTCGACGCCCAATTCCTCCTCAAGTTCTACATCAAAACCAGTTTCATTGTCAAAAACTTCTGTAACATATGTATGCACAAGATTGCGAATAGTCTCATCGGCTTCCATGATTGGCACGGTTGAACAGATCATCTTGCAGAAGTGCATAAGCTGCCCATATCCCTCGTCATCAAGTGGATTATCGGCACCTGCAATGATAGAGATATCCACTTCTCCTGTCCACTCACCCTCGTCCACTGTAGGGCGTACACGAATTACAAAGTCCTCAGCTTCGATTTTTTCCATTGTTGTGTCCATGGTGCTACCTCCTTTTCACTTTTGTTCCGTTGAATTTAATAAACTTGGGGTGTTTATTTTTACCCTTCTCTTTCAGCCAGTCTTCGGGAATGATGCGGTCATAGTACAGGAATCCGTACTTGATGCACCACTCTCCGTAGGTTGACTTCGCCCCCTTACGTAGCTTTCGTCTACTATTCTCGAAAACAAAGCGAATGTCAAGTGCAGGATGCTGCCTCTTGATTGCAAGATGCTTGCGCCTGTCAGCGGCAGTGAACATGCCCTTCGTCTCAATGATGATGCCGTTGTCCAGCACGAAGTCTGGAGTATAGGTGCGGTAGGCAAGGTCTTCCCATTCAATCTTGTACTGTTCATACTCATATTTGATCTTCAGTTCGTCAAGATAAATAGATACCTTGTGTTCCAGACCACTCCTATACCCATATTTCCGTGCTGCACGAAATTGTTTTGCGTTGGGCATTACATAGCCCTGCCTTCAAAGAAGTCCTTGTCTGTCTTATACTCATCTGCAAGAGAGACATACGCCACCGTCTTTGGCTGCTTCGCCTGTGACGCCACAGCAGGACGTTCCTGCAGTCCCGGCCAGCAAGAGAACCTGTACCGGCAGAAACCACACTCAGTGCCAAGCACAGTATTACCTGTAGGCTTACTACGGAATGTTTCCGGTACAGCATCGAAGCAACGCTTGAACTCATTTGCCTCAACCGCATCAGAGGTTTCTTTAATCTTGCCGACTTCTTCCTCAACGTCAATGCCTGTGGCTGGTACGTACTTGAACTGGCCATTTGCCTTGTTCACAACCCACCAGCCCCCAGCACGTTTGCCTGATGCTTTAGCGTAGCCAGCAAGCTGTGCTACATACCCGAAGGCGTCTCCTTTCTTCAGTGTGTCGAAAGACTCAAACTTGTTAGTATACGACCAATTAGATGCTGACTTGATATCATCAACAGCACCATCAATAACAATATCATAGGTGCCAGTGACGGATGTATCGTCGTCAAGGTCGAGTGTAACTTTCGCATCATCTTCATACTGCACTCCTGCTTCTTTCAGTAGACCCTTGAACACAGCTTCAACGATATCACCAAGCATCATGTTCATTACGAATGTTGTTGGCAGGGGCAATGCTTCCTCTGGCTTGTTCTTCTCAAACCAAAGCTGACAAGTTGGCCTACCCACGTTTGACATACGCAGACCAAACTTGTCTCGCTTGTTGCCCCCACCAAACTGGCGTCCAAGCGCACCCATGACATCAAGACCTACTTGCTGAATGGTCTCCACTGACATAGTGGATTTACCATTAGCAGCATTCTCCATGTATTGATGCAACGCCAGTTCAGCAGGGTGTTTCATTACGCTACCTCATCTTCGATTTCAATGTCAACAAGATCGTCAACAACATCGACATCATCATCTTGCATCTTGGAGTTTGCTTTCTCTGCCCATGCGTTAACAATGTAATTGTTGTAATTGTCGATCCACGCGATGAAGTCACCAAACAGAACCTGATCCGCGTCTGTTAACTCAATCGTATTTGTAACATCAAGAGAGGCTACCGGCACGTAGAACGAGGCACCCGTAGGAATCTTACGTTCTGCAGTATTGGCCGTAATGATGTGCTGGATAGGTAACCGCTGCATCTTGGCGAGAGTTTCAAAGCTACCGCCAATCTCTTTGAATGCGTCACGGTTGTCAATCTCCCAGATGAAAGGTGTTACATCCACCTCGACAGGGTTGCCCTTGTCGTCCGTAGGATTGACCATCTCGACTGTGCCAAGCACCACACGAACACGCTTGATCTGTTTTATCAGGTCTTGCAGGTTCTGCGGCAGTGCCTTGAAGTCTTTGATGTAGCCAGCAGGCTTACCACAGTTGAAGCCACCGTCATTGTCTTTCAGATCAATGTTCAGCGTATCAGCCATGATACTTTTGACAAAGCGATTGGGTGAGTTCCCTCCGCCTTGCACGTAACGCTTGTACATAAAGCGTTGCATGAATGGGCGAACCTTTACGCTAGAGGCGTAGTAGGTAGGGCCATCTGGAATCTCCAGCTTATAGGCTCCACCTTCAATGACCTCCACGTTCACGTTCTTCCCTTTCACCTCTGCCGTACCCATGATAGGGCTGTGATGGATACGCATACGAGCAAGAGAACTAGACTTTGAAGATGTCTTGGCCTCGTTTGCAATACCCATTGCCTTCGCCATGGCGGCATAGTTGTTAGTGTCGATTGTTGTAAGTTGTGTCATACATTTTGCTCCTTCTGGTTTAGCGAATAGTGCATAGTTATATCACGCCACATCTTTAGTGTCAAGCCAATTTGGCCCAATTTTTGATTCTAAAAGCAGCGGCACATTGAACTTGATACCCCAGCGTAGCGTGATGAGTTCACTCAGAACTTCATTTGTTTGATTTATGATATTGATTACTTTCTCCTCTTCATCTGGATGAACGTCGATAACGATACTGTCATGTACGCTATTCACTATACATGACTGCATACCCGAAAGCAAGTCATCTATGTGGATAAGTGCAATAGGCACAATGTCCGCAGTAGCAAATGACTGAACCGGGTAATTCTTGATCTGTGTAAAGTGTGACACGCGACCACTTGACTTACGAACCACGTCAGGGAATGCAAACTCACGACCAGATGGCGTTGTGATCTTGCCGGTGGTCAACGCTTCCTTCGCCAAGGCAGAATGCCAATCGGCCACTCCTTGATACTTGTCTGTGAAGTGTTCGTAGTACGCTGCTTCTGCTTTTGTGCGACCATATCCTGATGCGCCATATAACGGCGCGAATGTATGCGCCTTCGCATCCTGTCGGCTCGTAGGCTGACCAGCATCGGTAATAACTTTAGCGGTGTATGCGTGTACATCAAACCCAGTAGATACTTCTTCAATAGCAACTCCATCTTGTGATAAGAATGCGGCGGCACGAAACTCAAGCTGTGCCATATCCGCCTCAAGAACTTTACCGCCTTCCCAGCGAGAAACAAACACCTTCTTGACAGGGAAGGTTCCACCACGTGGCATGTTCTGCATGTTAGGGTCTGCACCAGACAGACGACCCGTAGAGGTTCGATGCTGCAGCAGACGAACATGTAGCTTTCCATCCGTCTTCACATGTGTACGGATACCGTCAACAAATGATGACAGGTATGTATCCACAGCGGACAGGCGTCGAACTTTTGACAGGAAGTCTACAGCTTCTGTCATTCCTTTGGCACGTGCCGCACCCTCAAGCGTCTCTAGGTTCAGCTTGCTTGTACTGAAACCATTGGCACTTGCCCACTTGGCCGACGGTGGTCTGAACTTGAAGCCAGCCGCAGTCTCTGTTGGTATGAACAGAAAGCCCTCACTGCCGCATGTGCCACACTTGTTAGGCTTGGCAAATGGCTCCCCATTCTTTTTGATCTTGCGGACGTAGCCTGTGCCATTGCAGTCTTTACATTGGGATGCTTTCGTGCGGTACAGCTTTTCTGTACGACTGTTGATAGCATATCGGAAATCATCATCAGACATGTATGGGTCAATGACGCTGGCCCACTCCTGCTTGTCCAAGACCTTGCGGCCATAGATGACCCACGAAAGTTGCTCTGGGCTGTTCAAGTTGATGGGGGTGTCACCCATAACACGGCGGACATGCCCTTCAAGAGCAACGATCAGGTCTTTTTTCTCCTGCTCGAACTCCGTCTGCACCTCATCCAGCTTGGACACATCAACGGCGAAGCCTCTCTGGTAGATACGAGCAAGGCGTACTGCTACCTGATTACTCAAGTCAACAGTGCTACGCAGTCCTGCATCTTGTGCAGTATTCAGCCGATACACCAGTCGGTCAGACAGTTGCTGTGTAGCATGAAGGTCAGCAGACAGGTACTCCGACAACTCTGCATGTGGGATGTCACGAGTGCTGTAGCCCTTGTTGAAGTATTCTTTCAGGGTGTCCTGCTTTTTCGTGTCCAACTGATAGCGTTCAGCACAAGCCTCAAGTGACAGCGGCTCTTTCTGACCACGTTGCATGACATACTCTGCCAGCATCGTGTCAAAGACAGGTCCGTCATACTTGAAGCCGGACTCCCAGAGCCACAGCAAGTCGTAGGCAGCGTTGTGGCAGACAAGGATAGTAGTCTGGTCAAGCCATTCTTGTACGCCCTCGTGGCCCATTGGAGTAGCGTGTTCCTCTGAATGGTCAAAGGTGACTATCCATTCCTCGCCTCTGTCACTGAGCATACCCACCATAGTCAGTGAGTTCTCTGGCTCAAATGGGTCAAGGTGCATCTTGCCGTCACGCTTGGTGACTGTGTTCTCTACATCAAGTGTTAGTTTCATTTTTTTCATCCTTTAGCACGTATTTGTTTACAAAATGAGACAAGTCGTTTTTATGCTTGTACCATTTATTTTTACCGCGAACTCTCCAATTATTGTTGGACAAGCTGACAACATATTCTTTGTTCAACAACACGCATCCATTACTATAAGGCTCAACAGTAACCGGTTGCTGTATTAAGCCTATCAGCTTATCCAGTCGTTCTACCTCCCTCTGATGCCTGTTACTGTACCTGTCCTTGTGATAATTGTCTCTGGCGGTCTGGGCTGCACGTTCTTTTGCCAGTTCCATTTCCTCCGTCAAAAACGGCAAGTCAGTTAGTACATATGTCATACCGTGTACCTCGCTGTCTGATATTCCAACTCGCAGTGTACCACACCGTGCCAGCCTGACAACTTGTTTTTTACAACATTCAGGTGACGCTGCGTGTCCTCTTCTTCTTGGCCGTCCACAACAGGATTCTTGGCAATCAGCACCATGAGGTCAGCTTCCGCTGCCTTACCGGTACGACTACCCTCCATCATGCTCTGGTTCAGCAAGACCTTTCCTTCCGCATCAGCGGAAAGCTGGGACATGTAGAACACGGCACATTCATGCTGCTTGGCAATCATACGTGCATGAACTGCGTTGGCCTTCAATGCCTCGTCGGTACGAGCAAAGCCGCCGGTCTTAGCGAACTTGTCACCCATATCGAGCAGGACGATATCTGGCTTGTATGATTTGCAGATGCTCTCCACCCACGCCATGTCACGGCCTGTAGCATCCTTGATCTTGATGCGTTCCTTCACTGGTGCGTACAGGTCACGTGCCTTGGCTGGGTTCTCCTTGATCTGCTTCATAGTCATGCCAGTGGCGGCAGTCAGGTACCGTGCGCCAACACGGTGGTAGCCTTCCTCGTTACACAAGATAATGCAGTTGGCACCTTGGTGGGCGAAGCCACCGGGGCTGGCAATCAAGCTGGCGTGGAAAGATGTCTTGCCAGTGTTGGGCCTTGCGCCAATCTCAATGAGGTGTCCAGCATTCACGCCCTCAACCTTACGTGTGAGGCTAGGGATGTTGAACGTCCACCGTGCCTCAAGGTCATTGCGGTCAAGCAGGGTTTCAATGTCGATGTCATCCCACTCAACGCTGAGATTTGGGGTGAAGTCATCACCGTACTGCTCAAGTAGGTTACGCAGTGGCTCAAGGCTAGACTGATCTCCAGTCACGTAGTCTACACCAAGATTGGCGATGTCCTCGCCCACAACCTGCTGGAACAGCTTCGACAGCACTTCCTGTGCCACGTCGCCACCCATCGGTATTTCCTTCTTGATCTTGTAGAACAGAGCAGAGAAGGCTTCCTTCCGGGCGGTGGTCATTGTTGGATTGTCTGACATGAACAGTGCCTCCACCTCATCGGGTGTCAGGGTGCGTTCATACCGATCCATTGCCGTGTCAATCGTACTCTTGATCTCACGTACATCTTTGCTGAACAGGCGGTTCGGACACTTGGCCCCACGATGGTCATCGTAGAACTCCTTGTTCATCAGGCTTCTAATCAGTGATAATTCCATATAGCTTCTCCATATCTTCGGGGTTACGATACTTCAAGTCATTGGTCAGTTTGAGTATCTTTACGTTGTCAACATAGCCACGTAGTTCCTTGGCCATGATAAAACTTTTCTTTAGCGCATCGGGGTCCAACGCTATGACTGCTGTCGAGAACTGCGTGAGAAATCCTTTATGCGATTCCTGTAGAGACGTTCCAAGAAGCGCAACCCCGACAAAGGATGTTGAACCGAAACCAACAACGGCAGCACTCACGCAGTCCTCAACAACGATTGCTACAGTACCAGAACCACACGTGTATGGCAAGCCACTTTTTCCATACTTGCGCCATTTTGGCAAACGCTTGGTCAGAGACCGGCCTGTAGCATCTACGATGGCACCCTCATGTCGTATGGGGAATACCACCCTGTCATCCTTCACATCGTACAGCAAGCCCAACTCATCTGGGTCAATGTCCCACCGACTACACCAACGGCGTAGATACGGGTTGTCTGTACGGGGGATGATGTATTCGGGCAGTTCAAATGAATCTTCTGCGAATTTCTCCGCACCAATAAAACCAGCACGGATGTCATCTACAGAGAGATGCACTCTCTCACCACCCTTGACTCCACACGTAACACGAAAGCAGTTCCACAGGAGGGAACCCATGTTATTGGTCACAGTGAAGGTACGTTCCCCACAATTAGGACATGCCATTCTCTTTGTAGACCCATTGGGAATATCAAGATCACTGACATATTTATACACATTAGTGTTATTATATTTATACATGTTATACACTTTCCTTTGCGGCACTTGTAATGCTTGTAACATGTATTTTTCTCTCCGTCAATGCGTGATTTGCACTTTTGAGAGTATTTTTCATGTATGGCTTCACCGAAGCAGGGTTAGCATGTCCTGTAACCGACATAATTTGTGCCATACCGACACCGGCCTCGACCATTTCAGTTGTACCAGTACGACGCAGGTCACTGAGACGCAATTCACTGGGCAGACCAGCATCATCCATCACTTTACGTGCATGAAGCGGCAGTTTCTGTAGTGAATACGGCCTGTACTCACCCTTGATGGGATACGGACGAGGTGCCACGTACTTTTGAAAGCCGAAATCATCATGCTGTTGCGTCAACATGTCACATAGATCACTTGAAATGGGCAGATGTACATCCGCTTTACGCTTTGATTGCTCCAACGTCAATGTTTTGACATCGAAGTCAACGGCATCCCACGTGAGCAGACGCATGTCACCAAGACGCTGACACCATTCGTATGCCATGTGTGCGATCAGACCAATGTTACGGGTGCTAAAATCACCGTAGGCGGTGTCCAAGAACCTTTGTACATCCTCCCTACCCCAAACAGTCTTACGCCTCTCAGCGGTCCTCCTACGCACGTTAGCGAAAGGATTGAGTGTACACAGTTCCATACGCAACCCGTGGTTGAATACGATACTGGCAGATGACATGATGTGATTAGCCATGTGAATACCTTTCTCGCACCATTCGTTGTACGCAACCTTTGCGACACGTGTCTTCATTGTCGTGTAGTCGAGAGTGGACAGAGCCTGTCCGTCCACCTCAGTGTTGAGCATTACGTTGATGAAGTATTCATACTGCTTCTTAGTTTCATCACGTAAGTTCCTGTAATCATAGGACTTGTAGTAGTCAACTACGAGTTCAGTAAGCTGTGACATTATGCCGCCACCAACTGCTTGAACTGCGGCGTATCGACCCACTGCGCCACCTCAAGTTCCCGCATGAACATCGACTTGTCTTGTGTGTCGTTGCCAGTGTTGCGTTGCTTGAAACCATTACGTTCATCCGCATAAGTTGCATAATTAGTGAACGCAGAATACAGCGACCACAGGTTGCGGCCACGTGTGCTGACTTCTTGGTTGTACAAGCTAAACATCTTCTCTGCCTTGCGGTCAGACTGCATGATCTTCTCAAGCATAGCCTTGACATCGACAGTGACGAGGCTGGTGTTAGCCCACCGCTGCATCTGCTCAGTCTGTGCAGTGAAGTCTTGCTGTGACTTCTCCAGTTCAGTGATGAACGTGTCGAGACTGAAGTTGCTGGTGTTCTTACGCATCACCTTGTCATGCCGCCCACGAATCTGGCCATTGAGGCAGAAGAAGTCGATGGCACCGAAGATGGTGACGTTGGAGCAAGTGCCATTCACGCCGTGCAGGGCAATGATACGCTGGGCTACCGTAGTCTCGTGCTTGTCAGTGACGATCTTAGCGTTCACGTTGGGCAGACGCATGTCCATCATGGCCCAGCCATTCTGGTGTGCATCCCGCCAGCTAATCTCAGCACCCTGCATGTGATACTCCGACAGCTTGTCGGTGGTAGTGTTGATTACGTCACGGAAGAAGTCGCCGTGTGACGCACAGGTGAAGCCTTTGCCGACGATACCAATGTACTCGTCAGTGTTGGCGTTGATGACATACTTCTTGTCCTCCATCTTGGTAGGTTCAAAGCGCACGTCGAAGTCAATGTTTTCAGGGATAAAATCAAGTGGCATGGTAGTTCTCCTTTGTGTTCGTTAACTGATGGTGTGTTATATCACTAGCAAATCATAAAGTCAAGTATGCTAGGACAACAAAAATGACTAGTCCAATCATAATGTCCATGTATCCTCCTCATTCCCAGCGGTAGAAAATATGGTCGCCTATTTGTACAACAGGTGTCTTGCTCTCTGCCCATTCGGGCAGGACATAGGTTGCATGGTAGTGTGTTGCACCCTCAACGAAGTCATCAAGGTTGCCTGTGTGTACACCCTGTGCAATCAACATAGCTTGCTGCCATGCCGTCTGGTCAGGTGTCTTGTCTGACTTGCCGTCGCAGTACCAGCTAAACTGACAGCGATGGCGTACAGGGAAGTCCTGCTTCCATGAGTACGTCGGACCTTGTGTGACCACCTCACATACATCATCAGGATACCTATCATCATACACTCTGTTCATCACCACTTGGGCAACCGCAACCTGCCCAATAAAGGGCTGGTCACGGGCCTCATGGTACACGTTGAGTGCCAAGCATACGAGTGCTTCTGCAAACATCAGTCGGCGTCCTCCTCAATCCACTGATAGTCTGCCCACGCATTCCTGTGACCATGCTCACAATCAGGCTGGTCAAGGCCGATAAGACGGCCAAGGAACAGGTCAACGCAATCAAGGTTCTGGATGACATCGTAGCTGATGTCTGCCTTCTCGTCTGTGGTGCGGTTGAAATCCTTAATGGCATTGATAGCCTTACGCATACGGTCCACCTCGTAGCCATTCAGTTCAAATGTAATTGTCTTTTTTGTCATGTCATATCTCCTTTCAATCGCAAGATTCTAGGCGGGTGATTACGGCCACCCATAGCTTCCTATCTTTATCATAGTAGGCTGGTTTGTCAAGCCGTGTGTCATACCCAATCGGATGAAACATCGTCCAGTAATGCTCCACCTTACGTGCGAGGGTATCCATCTCATCTGCTGTCAGTTCTACTTTAAGTGTTCGCATTGAATATCCTTTCCAGTACGTCTTTGTGTGCTTGCATCCATTGTGGCATCTTACGTCCCTTATTGTATCTGGCGAACCGCATCTTGTCTACTATGTAGAATGCACGGTACGCCTCAACGGGCCATATCTCATTTGTTTTCAGGTCATCATTTCCACTGAAGCATTGTGGGTGTGGTGTCAACCTGCCAGTGCCATAGGGTATAAACTTCATGCCATACTCAAGGGCAGACAGATGCTTGCCAGCACCATGATATTTGCCATAGCGTTGTGTATATTCGTCAAGCATACGCTTGTATAACACAAGTGCATAGTGGTAGTTGGCCCGTGTCTCCATTGCCCACAGGGTACATGGATGCTTCTGATGCACAGCTTTGTACAGGCCGCACTCCTCTGCATACTCAGGGGCATGGTGCCACAGGCTAGTGCATAGCATCTGTGCTTCTTCCAGTGGCATCTTGACAATGTGCTGGTCACATAGCGACCTAGCGATGTTGTCGGGGTCATGCTCAATCAGAAACCTGTTCATCAGCAGTATATCCTTTCCATGATTCCGTTGAAGGCATGGTACAACATCCACGCAAAGCAAGCCATACAGGCAAGGCGCACCACGTTGTCCATGAATGGGTCTTTGGCTGGGTCTGTCTCCATCCAGCATGTGAGAATTGTCTTAATCATGCTCACCTCCATTACCTCTGCCAAGACCACCGAAATATTGCGGCCTACGCTTGGCTGTTTCAAACACACCTGCCGTGATGAAGATGCCAGCAATCAGCAGGGCATGAGCAAGCGCACTGATACCAAACACCACGATGCTGCCCATCGACATGCTGAAGATGATACACCACATCCATGCCAGCACCTGCATCACCATGTGCCGTGTGTT